CGCTAAATAGCGCCCATGACGACTTTACAATCTTTACTTTTGACATAAATACTCCATTTAGATAATAAAAAAGGCAAGGCCGAAGCCTTGCCTTTAGTTTACATTACTTTATGGTTGTTATCAACTATTAGTCAAGAACACCCTTAAGCATTGCAAGCGAGCGAGTGGACTTTAGAGCCATCGTCACGTACCACTTGAGGCGGTAGCGGTTGGCGTCGTAGTCTTCGCGCGTACCGATGTTCTCTAGGACAACACCGGCAGTTGGATCGCCGTAAATGCCATGTACGCCGTCTACGGTATTCATACGGGCTGCGAAGATTGAGGTAGTTTCGTTAGAAGTACCTTGCGTCTCGCCGGTAGGAATATAATCGCTTAGGATGATTGGAAGGCCATCGTAAGCAGGAACCGCACGGTCGAAATCCTTTAGCTTGATATGCTCAGGAGCAACAGCCGAAAGATTACGCATGAGCGAACGGAGGGTACGGTAAGTTGAGTAACGCATGAAGAGCGCATCTGGACGGTTTGGAACCGCGTGAATTAGCTCGTCGAGCATGTCAAACGTTAGCGAAGCACCGTTGGCACCAGCCGTTAGGGTCTGTGGGGCAGTTACGAGGGTCTTAAGACCGTCAAATTCCTTCGCGTTGGTTGCCGAGTTACCAACAATCATCGTGCGACGGAACTTCTCGTCAATTGCCTTTGCGCCAGCCTGTAGCTGAATTGCAATCTGGTTGTTGACATTGTTCATCGTCCCTGAAAGGAAGTTATCAACGTCAATGTTGTGCGCCATGATCTTTAGCTTGACGTGTACGTCAGTAAAGGTCGCTGCGCCTTCTGGAATCGCCTCACCAACGTCAACAAAGTTCACGTCTGGAAGGGTATTCTCACGAACGTAGCTGTAAGTCTTAGCGCCGTCATTGCCTACGAAGGGTAGCAGGGCATAAACAGCGTCACGATTGATAATCTCTTCAATGACGCCAGAAACTAGCTTATCGCTAGATAGCCGTTCTGCGTCCGCTCTTAGTAGTGCCATCTTGTTAAACTCCTAAATTCTTTATTATGTTGATAACTATAACATAACATTATTATAGTTATCAACACCTTATTTATTTATTCTTTAAAAATCTTACTTCTTGCCGAAGAATTGAGCGACGCCGGCTGCAAGCTTGTCAACATTGTCGATATACGTGTCTTCACGCTTAGGGGCAGTGTGAGTCGCTGGCTTGCTGCCCGCTCCCGCCTTGGTCTGTGCCTTAAGTAGCGTGTCCTTATCTGGATCGGCTTCGATAATTGTCTTCAACGCAATTTCAAATGGAACGGGATTACCGGAGCCATCAACAATCGGGGTACGATTGGCATTTGACTTCGGGGCATCGTAAGCAATGACCTGTCCGTCCTGAACCTCAAAGTATTCACCGAAAAGTACGCGGGTCTTCGCAGGGGTTAGAGTCATGTTGTCAGAAATGAACTTGCTATTGGCAAAGGCGTTACCTACAGTGAGGTCTTCCATCTGACGGACGAATGCCGTCTTTTCTGCCGCTAGGTCTTCAATCTGCTTCTGTAGTGCGGTCTTCTCCGCAGCGTGCGCGTCAGTGACCTTCTTTAGTAGACGGTCGTACTCGCCCTTACGCTCTAATTCCTTGGTTTCAGCCTCTTCCGCCTTGCGTAGCGCTTCGCGGGCTGCTTCAACGTCAATGTCGCCAAACTTCGATTCGGCATCCTTGCGGGCTTTCTCTTCGTCCTTTAGCTTCTGCTTTAGCTTCATCACTTCCTTGAGAAGTTTTGCAGCTTCGTCATTGACCTTGGGCTTCTCGTCGGTCTTCTTTTCCTTACCTTCGTCGGTATCGGTGTCCGTATCTACGTCTGTATCCGTATCCGTGTCGGTATCTACATCGGTTGTCTCACGCGCCTTTCGCTTGGCGATTAGATCGTCAACTTCTGCGTCGGTTAGGTTTTCTAGTGCCATATTCTTACTATGCCTTTCTCTTGGCTATCTCTTCGGGCAGTCTCTCGCCCTGTGGTAGTTCAATTAATTATCACTTGGCGGGCTTATTGTTTTCGCCTTGCGATCCGTTCTTCTTTGGTACAGATGACTTAGGGGCAACTTCACCGGCTGGCTTGGGAGCGTTCACTTGTCCCGTAGCCACCATGAAGTCTTCACTGAGCCAATCTTTTTCGATATCAGCTTTGATCTTTTCTTTGAGCTTTTTGCTCATTTGCGGCCAAAGCTTGTCAACCAATTGTTTCATCTGCTCTTGACGCAGGACTTTTGGTCCCATTATTGTAGCAAGATTATTTGCAATGTCAAATTCGTTGCTTAAATTGCGTACGTCGAAGTCTCTTGAGTACGTCACATAATCTTCAACGTCATCTGGATTAATTAATTCATTGTGCCATGCCTTAACGATCCGAATGATGCGGTTTTCGCAGAATTCGAGCGACTTTGCTTTGTTAGCGAGCATGGCGTTCATACGCTCAAAGTCGTATGCCTTTGCCACACCGGAGCTATTATCAATGCCAGCGGCGTTGTCTTGCTTGGTGCGTTCACCGGCCATGCCGACCGAATGGTAAATTTCCCCGATAATCTTGTTGATTACCGAAAGGATAACGCCGGCCTGCTTAGGGTCTGGTGAAATGTATTCTGGCGCGCTTGTGCCTTCGCCCGTATAGAGGAAGACGCGCTTGGTGCCGAACTCTAGTAGCTTCTCGCCTAGGCTGCGCTGTCCGTCTTCGCTTTCCGCGTCCATAAAGGCGAGCGCTTCGGCAGGAATGACAAGCTGCGAAAAGGTCTGATCCTGAATGATCGCGTCAAGGTTCGATAGGTAGTTTGCAACCGCCCGATCAAGGTACGCAATGTCAGCAATCAGCGAGGTTGAAACATAGGGGTTTTCGGACTCGTTGTGGTCGAGATAAGTGACCGGAACGATCCCGAGGTTGTGCGTCCCGCTGTCGTGATACGTGAAGTTGACCTTTGGTGACTTGTTGTCGGTCTGCCGGTAGAGATACCAGCCATCCCGCGTCCAAAGGCGTACCTGTTCCCGAATGAGGCCCGAATAATCGAACGGGTTTTCGTCATCGCGGTAGAACTCACGGATCATGATCCAGTTAAGTTCGCCGTCTTCGCCATACGCGAGATCGAGAACGTCGAGTGGCGATACGGTATAAGCGTAGGTGCGGGCCTTCTGCGCCTTGGCGGCGGCAACACTCAGGTTGTCGGATGAAGCGGTGCTATCAACCACGATCCAAACGCGACCGTAGATGCTGGACAGTTTTGACGCCATTTCAATAAAATGGTTCATGTCCCGCTTCTGTAGCGTCGTGTTGGACCAAAAGTCCTTTACATACCGCTCTGCGTCTTCCTTACGGGCGATATCGGCCTTGAAGATATACTTGTTGACCAGATCGACAACTTCGCGGGTATGGTTGAAGCGATAGGCGCGCTCAACACGTTCCTTGTACTCCTGCTCGCCTTCCTTGTAGTATTTGAAGACGTTGGTATCGAACCATTCCCGGCCACCCTCATAAGTTGACTTAAGGAAGCGCCAATGCGCCTCCTGCGTCGTATAGTCGGGGTGACGACGATTTGTTAAATCAATGGTAGTCTGTGCTTCCGTTGTAATTGTTGACATACAAATTCCTAATTGGTTGAGGATTATAGCAGAATATTAATCATCTTGACAGACCGAAATACTGCTTCTTGATTACCGGGTATCTAAACTCGATAACATACCCGAGCGCGTCGGCCATGTGTTCCATGCCCGCTGATTTATCAACGTCTCTGGTTCCCGGCTTATACATCGTCTGTTCAAGCGACTTGATTAGTTCCTTGCAATGCGAGGAAACATACATCCGGCTTTCGCCGGCTGCGGTAAGGAACATACGGTTGACAGCGTTGATACGGTCGGCAACCTTCGGGTGCTTCTTACGGTAAAACAGCCTGCGGAAACCCATCTGCCGAAGAATGTCTAAGTCGGACTCGCCGCGCGTATGGCCTCTTGTGGCACCGGCAGGGTCGGGATAGATTTCAATCTTCTTTTTGATTTCCGGACGATAAAACTTAGCTTCCAGAATTTCCGACAATTCATGCGTCGAGCAATTCTTTGTGTAGATTTCGTCCACCACCCATAGCTGACCGGATGGCTGCGGCTGGATGACAACCGTTGACATCGGGTCAATGTTGAAGTCCTGTCCGATCCAGATTGGCAGGTTGGGATTGAACGGTAGGAATTCACTGGCATGTATCTTACGGTCGAATGCGTAGTAGGCACGTCCCGACATCGTTTCAAACGACGCCATATATTCTTGATTGAATGAGATTGGATCAAGGTTGCGTCGTGCCGCCTCGATTTCCTCTGGCGGGATGAACGGATTGTCTGCGGTCACGAACTGCCATGAGCGCCAGCCCTCTTTCTTGAATGCAGGATCAAAACCCCGCATGTAGAGGTCGTGGAGAAGGTTGAACGACTTTGGCGTACCGCACACCATAGCCTTACCGCGACAGTCGGTAAGCAGCGGGTACAGAACCCGGTCGAAGATGCCTTCACGGAAGTCCTGAT